GACCAGGGCTACCACCCTTTGATCCAGCCATGATCTTAGACACAAGGCCTTTACGCATTGTAGGCTTCGTGTAGTTTCCAGCTGCGTTAACAGTTGATTTCTTACTCTTCTTAGTAGCCATTACCATTTCGCCTTATCTGCCCAGTATGCTGCAGACATCTTGCCTTTAGCAATGTTCTTACCATGACGAGCCTTGAAGCTAGCACGTTTAGCTTTCATCTTATCAGATTCACCAGCCTTTGGTTTACCAGCTGTGCTAGCGCCCTGCTCACCGAAACGAATCATCTTAATCGTCTCACCTTCTTTGGCTAAGACAACATGAGACTTACTGGCATGGTCTGGAGTACGCTTTGGCTTGTTGTAACCGGAGAACTTCTCACCTCTGTAATCCACACTCATGCTTTAACTCACTTCTTCTTGGACTGAGTAGGCTTCATAGAAGCACCACAGTTAGCCTTGACCATTCCGCCTTTGTTATACATAGGCTTCTTGACCATGCCACCCTTCATCATCTTCATAGGCTTTTCTTTACCTGTCATTTTATCGTTGTACATGTTACTTCTTCTTTCTGGATTGAGTAGGAGGATTAGAAGCACCGATGTTATTACCGTACTTCTTAGCGTTAGTCTTACGAGAGAAACTTCTGTTAGCAGCCTTGGGCTTAGCTGTTAGATTCTTGCGACCGTTTGCTAATGGATTACGGTTCTTATGGTCTACGTCTTTGCCATCTCCTTTGGAGACAAGACCTTCCTTCTCTAACTTACGACGAGCTGCCTTACGGGAAGCATTCTCTTTGAGGTCCTTAGGTGTAGACCGGATGGCCTTCTCACGCTTGTAGTCTCTTTTGTAGTCGGGAGAGGATGGCATATCAATAGTTCCAGATGTTGATAGAAGTAATAGCTGTACCGTTCAACAACTTAAGGCTAGTGGAGATGGAAGCGGGGTCCAGGTTCCAACAGCCAAAGCAGCGACCACAAGGTCTCTTATTACTTGTCCAACATCCCATAGTCTTATCCTTTTCTCTTCTCAAACCCACGGGTCAGGAAGTATGCTCCGAAGATAACCATCTGCAGCTGCCAGTAGGACGCTGAGAGATCATCAGTGACACCTAGTCCAAGTACCTTGTCGTAGACAATTACCTTGAAGTTGTAGATGATAAATGGCATTGCGAACAGAGGGCGGATCATACGAGTAAGACCTGACCCTTGCTCAGCAATGAGTACAGCTTGACGTGCTTCCAGTTGTAGGATTAGTACGTCAGCTTCAATTCGTTCTTGCTCTGTCTGAGCATCTACTTTTCTAGTCTTAGCTTCTACTAGACCAGTAGCTATCTTAGTCAATGGATTTATCAAGGAGATGATGAAACCTAGCATTACTTCTTACCAATAGCTGAGGTAGTCACTGAGCGAAGGTATACGTTACCAAGGGCTACAACCAAGCCGTAGTACGGTAGGTACTGATCTGGTACGATACCCTTCAGCTCTGTAAGTTCCAGGAGAGGTACGATTGCTGCAGCTACGTTAAACGTTACTGTCTTCCAACCTTTGAATACATTTCTCATAATGGGAAACTTCCTTTGAACATGTAGACCCCTACACTCACTATAATCGTAATGAGAGTTGTAAGGACTAGTTTAGAGTTATTGTCTAGCTTCTCTGTGATCTTAGTCAACGCCACACTGGTGTGAACGTAGTTGGTCTTCAGCTCTACAATATCATCTTTCATTTTACGTTGATCGTCTGCTAGCCTGAACTGTTCTGTACGAATCTGCTCAATATCTTCTTTTAAGTGATCTGCGTTCATCTCAAGTCTCTCCCCAGAGCACTGTAGTAAAATAGTTTAGCTAAGAAACAAATCCCTCTCTTCTTTACGGCGGATAGTTAAACCGCGAAGGACTTTACCTTTTTGCTTATTCCAACGTGGCAGTTCGTCTGCTGCACCTTGGTAGTCACCCTTGTTCAACTTACGCAACAGAGTAGAACTAGCGAAGTTAGTACCACCCAGATTGTAGATGAAAGAACAAAGGGCATCGTATTGATTCTGTGTAAGAGCTACTTCTACGTGAAGCTCAATTACATCTTCTACCCATTCCAAGTCATGAAGTAAGAGAGCCTCAGCACCCTTGTTTGTGATCTTCATACCTGGTTTAGCTGTCTTAGTGTGACCGTAACCGATAGTCCACACATCGTTAGGAGTAGGGAGATATGCCTCCAGACGAAGACCTTCTGAAACCTTGATCATCTCTACGTTCTTGATACGCATACGACCAGAAGTCTTAGAGTCTGACTTAGGAGGAGCCGAAGTCTTGAAAGCTGCGAGGATAGCCTCAATGATTAACTTGATGTTCATTCCCAGTCTCTCTTCCTGTTTGGTTCGTGTACTGTGTAAGCCTCTAACATTCCCTCTAGGTACATAGAGCGTTCCATTCGATCGAGGGAGACCCAATGTCCTGTGTCCTTGAAGTACTTCTCTCTAACGAAGAAGACGTCACTGTGTGGGATGTGAGTGCTGTAGAGTCCTCTAAGGTCGTTACCCACCAAGGCCTTGAAGAATGCGCCTAGTACATCGTCAGATTCAAAGGGGACCCGAAGGCTCACGTCGGTGTTGCTGGAGGTCATGTAGTGTATCACTTTCAGTGTGTGTACTGACCTAGCATCCACAGTTATAACATAAGTGTCTTTGTAAGTCAAGGAGTTTTATTAGGGTTTGCCGAAAAGTTATACTTCTCTAAGAGTGTGGGCAAAGGTATATACCTGAGTATTCAACTACTTCAGTTTATAAATCTAATTCTTAGCCTACTATAAGTATATACTATAAGTAGGGTAAGGGAATTGGATATAAGTAGTAGTTGCTAAAAACATTAAGTATATACTATAAGTATAAACTCTAAGTATATACTATACGTAAGTTATACAGGTTATCGTCATCAATGTCAAGAACTATTTTAGTTATCTTCAATTAGATGATGTTGTATTAGTTATCTTTCTAAGTAAACCTAAGGTTATTATACTGGAAGGCGTACTTCATGTCAACCCCTAATCGTCACCTCCTCCCCGTTATACGCTAATACATAAGCCTTTTGTGACCTATATGGTACACATGTGGTTAACAGGTAATCCTAAAACACTCCCCGCTGTCATTGTGCATATATAAGTACCACCCGACCCCTAGTGGCCCCTGTACCCCTTACTATACAAGGCGCTATGACACCCCGAACCAATACGATATAACATCACAAACGTAATAATATAACATAACAGAGACGTTATAACGTAACGTAACGATATGATATAACATATTGAGTTAATACTTGCGGATTTGACTAACTAAATAACGGCGGGAAAGGGTTTGTATAAGAAACCCCCGACACACCCCCTTGTCAAACGCCACAGACCCCCCTACCCCCTTAGACAAAGAACACAAGGCGAACACAAGGTAATCTATGGCGGAACGTATAGCGAACACGACGCACACCCCCCAAATAGCCCCATACAACGCAAGGTCTACAATCCGGTAACACTAGCCTACCAAAAGACAGGTTCTTGATCTGTTCTCTTTCTGTTCTTGATCTGTTCCAGAATAGTTGTAATCGCGTCACACTGGTATAAAATCGGTACTACTATGACATATAGGGCTTTACATATGCCACACAATAAACATACGCGCATCACGCGTTCTACATACTAGTAAAGGGGATTACTGTTATAGTATAACACTATGAGTAGGTATGAATTAAAATGAAAATAGATCAAATTAGATTATCCAATAAAATCAAGGACTTAGAAGATCGAATCCCGTAACCCATTGAAAACATTGAATAACTTTTCTCTTGCATTGTCCATCCGGTCCCGTCATAACGGTTATATCGAAACGGACCAGACGGCCACAAGGGTCAAACGGGAAGGTTCGGGAAGACAATTCCCAAGTGTTAGCCTTTGGCCGCACGACGGTGGCAACCTAGTAGGCACGTAAGAACTAGGCGATAGTGTGAAAGAGGCGCACCGGATTGTTGAGAGGACACATGCGATAGGTTGGATGCGTTTTACCTTTCCGCAGAAATACGAAAATAAGAGGTTGACTAGACAATTAAGACAATCTAGAACTTGAGACAAGATACGAAACAAGGCGGCCTAGTGCCGACCACGCTGTTTGAATCCAACTGACTCGATGCCCTAGTAATCTTAGATTGCGATTATGGGTTCCAATACAACGATCGTTTACGATTGTAGCACGTAACGGTTTGACCAGCCGTTCAACCCCGCCACTTGCTTTTATCGCTTATAACTACACCGCCCACGGGTTTTGTAGTTGTTCTAAGGTGGTTCAAGTAGGTGTAGGACTAGAACGGGATTGCGCCAATGGGTGCAAGTACTTGTGAGATACTTGAAACAAGTAACACGGAAACATGCGTTAAAATGCAATCAAGTAAAACAGATCGATGGACACCGTAACAGGCGGACCTTAGACACCTCGATCATTGTATTGGATATATAGGCGGTTCTATATCGTACACCTTGACAAGGTGTATTGATATGAAACAACCAACAACCCTTGAAAGGGGAACACAATGACAAACGCAACAACAACAACAAACGCGACAAACGCAATCGATATTGCAAGCGCAATCAAATCTTTTAACACTTCGCTAGGCAACGGCAAGAAAGCCGCAACATATCTTTGCAAGATTGTAGAATGGACAATAAACGGCGTGGACACAGATAGCACAAAACTGTCTGGTATAATTGACAAGGCGGAACGTGAAGGCGACACAAACGCGGCCCGTGCAATCCGTTCGATCGTGGGTTCTATCTGGACCAGTGCCAAGGCTAGCAAGTCCAAAGACAAGCGTTCAACCGTGTTAAAACTAGGCAACGTGGTAGACGGTGACGCATTGGCACGATTGATTGAGGCACAGGTCAAGGGACTTTCCCTACGTGATACACTTGTCAAGCATGTAAAGGGCGACACCGATAAAGCTCCTGTTGAATTGCCTAAGTGGGCAGCTGCACAGATCAAGCGCATGGAAAAAGAGGGCTTCACCCGTGCCGCCCTTATTGCTGCCTTGCAAGGTGTAGGTGAAACTGAAGTAGCATTTTGATCTATACGAACATAGATAATTGAGGGGGCGCATCATGTATCAGGTGCGCCTTTGTGAGTTATCAATTCATTCTAATACAAGTCAGGAGAAATACCGTGGACAATACTAATCAAAACGAGAATACCGTTTGGGCTGTATGGTGGGCGTCACTCAAACCAGACACTACACTTGCCTCTTTGGATGACTGCCACACCTTTATCGAAACGGGTGTAGTATACCGCCTCGCCAACGGTGACGTGACGACACCTCTTGACTATGCCGAGGGTGGTGAGTGGACCTGTGAAAAGGTGGGCGTGTATTGGGACCGTATCGGCCAAGCCAATGACCCACGCTATAACATTGTAGGAGAATTGTAATGATGAATGTAAGAGAAGACGGAATCCTATTCATGCTGGTGGACGCCGTTGGTAATCCAGTGGACCGTGGTGACGACCTAACTGATTTTCGTGGCAACCCTAGCGTACTGGATAGCGCCGAATGTCCAAGACACAGTGGATCGACGGGGCGTGTAAACAACTACTACCCTAGCGTTTATAACTTAAAATGGAAAGAAATGTAATGTATACTATTATTCATAACCGTGAAATGCCTGCTATCGTGAACAACTCCCCGAACAAGTACCCTTTCGAGAGTATGAAGGTTGGTGAGTGTTTTGACGTGTCGGTGAACCCCGCTAATGACTACACATATAAACGTGTAGCAAACAAACTAAGCCAAGCCTGCTACTATTTTAGGACACACAAGAAACCTTTAACGCGGTGGGCTACTCGTACTGACCGTGCCTTGCAGCGTGTAACCGTATGGCGGATTAAATAATGGCTAGTACATTCATGTTAGTAATATCTATCTGGTCCTATGGCGGAACACGACAGGACATTGCCCTCTCTTTTGACCTCACCTATGCCGACTGTGCCGAAATGGCGTACTATGTAGAGCGTGGGCTGAATGATTCGGCTGACGTGTTCTGTGAAATACAAGGTGTGTACTGATGACGATCTACCAAGTAGTTAAAGCCGTACTCTGGGCGCGACAGAACCGTTCCGACTACGATGACGATCCGTGTGACGACTGGTCCATGATAAATGCGTGGACAAATAACATTAGACTATTGGAGAAGAACAATGCTTAACAAGATTATATTCGCTGTTGATGGCAACAAAGACCTTCATACTGTTGCCAAGTTTATGCGACACATGGACACCTGCCGTGCAATGAACACACTGTCTGGCTCTTTTGTCAAGTGTATCGGCATGTATAAAGGTGATCTAGAACCATCTTATATGATGGACGAAGTTGACTACAGAAAGCTGGTGGAGTCCGCAGGCTATACCGCTGGTCAAGAGTCCATCCTACACGTCCCTGGAGATACCCGCCAACCGTGTACACTGGAGTTCCGTGACGGAAGTACTAAGGTTGTAGGGCCAATGGTAGAGGTGGACGCTGGTGAAGCTATGTACCTGCCCTCTTGGACATACAACCTTAACACAAGCAAATACTTTTCAACAGAAGGTAACACACAATGAACGTTATATCAGGCTGGTACGAGACAGACGGTGGTGTTGACGTGTTCGACATTGACGGGTACTTTGACACCACCAAAGACCTAGCAGAAGCCATGTACTTTCAGCTATCACCAGACTGTATTGGTGTTGACTTAGAGATTGATGGTGTTTTATCCGATGGAACAGACATTGATGTCATGCTTCTAATAGAAGAACTTGAACGGTTAGACGCATCCGCGTAACCCTTAATTGAGATAGGAGAACTACTATGACACTAGCTGACAAAAAGTACGTAAAACGGTACGGCTACATCGGTGAAATTATAGGACAGACTTCGTGTGGAGACTACTACATTGTTGTTGGTTTCAGAGTACTGTCAATAGTTAGAAAGTTTGCCTTAGATGGTGTCACTGCTATATTTACCGGAGATTCTTTTCCTAGTGGTTACGAAGTCCACAACTTGTCAGACTACCCTTTCTTAAGTAAGAATAAGTATGGTTCCCTCCAAGATATGTGTGACATCTTTGAAAAAGGGGACAAACGTCCGTTATGTTCAAACCCATTGGACCGGTGGTTAATTGAAAACGTACCTAGCGCATTAAACTATCTTAACAAGAGTACAGTGTTGCTTATGTTTCAACCCTTTGCATCGACTCTCACCTTCGGTAGTATCTCACTAACAAGAACAGCCAAGGACAATAAGGCTAACCGTCAGACTTCCATGAAGTTTGGACGTGCGTTACTACACATGTTCCCTTACTTGACAAATGAACAGATAGAAAGCCTTGTGACTAAGTATCGTACAGAAATGGCACCTCGTTCTTTTACCTTGAAGACTGGTACCTCCCGTGAGGACTTCAAGAAGGCTTATACACATACTCGCTGTTCGTACCAGAACCCTAAGACGACCTGCCAACGTAAGAGTTTGGCTACGTCTTGCTTGCATGGGAAACTAACTGGGGATGGAACGTCACCAGCTGAGGTATACGCCAGCGGTGAGTTCACTATTGCGTGGTTAGAAGATAGCCTAGGGCACATCGGTGGCCGTGTAGTTATCCGAGACAAGGGTGATGAAGACAAGCCCTACGCTGCACCTGTATATGGTGCTTGTGACGTGTCCTTAACCTTACTTCAAGACTACCTATCTAGTATCGACGCAGTATCGGACACTGATGGTTGGATTGGTGCCAAACTCTTATACCTTGTAGACTCTCGTGACGATTGTAGCATTGGACCATACATTGATGGTGACTTGTCCGCTGATCTGGACCACGGTGACT